ATGTCTATGGTGGAGTAGAAACAGATGAAAGAGAAAAGATTAGAGAAATTACAGAAAAGTCCGATAACGCTATTATCGTTGCGTCTTACGGTACATTTTCTACTGGCATTAACATTCGTAACTTACATAATATTGTTTTTGCAAGTCCTTCAAAGTCTAGGATTAGAAACTTGCAATCTATTGGCCGTGGGTTGCGTTTAAAAGACAACAACAGCCATGCAACTTTATATGATATATCAGATGACTTAACATATAACGAAAAAGAAAACTATACATTGGCTCATTTCCGAGAAAGGATAAATATTTACAATGAAGAAGATTTTGATTATGAAATCCATAATGTGGAGTTAAACAATGCACCAACCAACGGATAACATAAAAATAATTAAGTTAATCAATGGTGATGACCTTGTTTGTCATTTACCTACTGGTGATAAACAACTTCCTGAAAATGGACCTTTACTTAGATTAGTAAAACCATTACATATCAAATACATTCCTCAGATTACACCTGAGGGTTTTAAAGATTTTATTGCTCTAACAAAATGGGCAGCCTATACGCCTGACCAAGTTATTACTATTCCAAAAGATAAGATTATGACGGTGACCAACGCAACTGCTGAAATGACAAGAAGTTGGTTTAATATTTCTGAAAATTATAATTTAGAAACAATGAGAAAGGCCGACCCCACCGAAAGAATAAAATGGCCAGATTCCGATAGTAAAAAAATAAATGAAATATTTGAGAATGAAAATGAATATGAAGATGATGATGAACCAACCTTACACTAGGTGGTGTTCTTATCAAAGGCGGACACCGCTATTATAGACATTTTGGCAACCTTGTCAAGCCTGGAATGAATACAATCCAGCATTGACAAAAATTTAATAATACTGTATAGTGAGGATATTATGAGTGCAAAGAAAGAACATTATGTAAATAACAAGGAATTTCTGGCGGCTATGGTCGAATACAGAAAGTCCGTATTAGAGGCAAAAGAAAAAGGCGTAAAGAAACCACCTGTTACTGATTATATTGGTGAGTGTTTTTTAAAGATTGCCAATCATTTGTCTTATAGACCTAATTTTATTAATTACACATTTAGAGATGATATGATTTCTGATGGTATTGAGAATTGTCTTCAATACTTAGATAACTTCAATCCTGAAACATCAAACAATCCATTCGCATATTTTACACAGATTATCTATTATGCGTTTATTCGTAGAATTCAAAAAGAAAAGAAACAAATTACGATTAAACAAAGAATGATAGCTGAAGCAAATTATGATGATATGACATTACAACCAGGAGAAGATAGAGATTTCAAAAATCAATTTACTGAATTTCTACAAAAGAATACTGTCATTGATGAACCTGTGAAGAAAGAAAAGAAAAAGACTAAAGGGAAAAAGTAAGTGAAGATTGCGTTATTAAACGACACCCATTTTGGTGTTCGTAACGATAGTCCTGCATTTATGGAATACCAGAACAAGTTTTATAATGACTTGTTTTTTCCATATTTGATAGAGAATAATATCAAAACATTAATACATTTAGGTGATGTAGTTGATAGAAGAAAGTTTATCAACCACAATACAGCCAATAATTTCAAAAAAGTATTTTGGAATAGATTAGATGAATTAGGTATTGATACACATGTTATTATCGGTAACCACGACACTTATTATAAGAATACAAATGAAGTAAATGCTTTACAAAACTTAGAATTAAATAAGAATTGTAAAGTATATTTAACGGCAACTGAAACAGAATTTGATGGTTGTAATATATTATTCTTACCTTGGATTTGTGATGATAATTATGATGATAGTATTCATGCCATTGACCATTCAACATCAACTATTGCAATGGGTCATTTAGAAGTTAAAGGTTTCGAAATGCATGCTGGTCATATTAACGAACAAGGTTTAGAAAAAAACCAGTTTACTAAGTTTGAAAAAGTATTATCTGGCCATTTCCATAAGAAGTCAGATGATGGCCGTATCTATTACCTAGGTACACAATACGAAATGACATGGTCAGATTATAGATGCCCTAAAGGTTTTCATATCTTTGATACAGACACAAGAGAAATTGAAAGAGTGGTCAATCCACTAACTATGTTTGAAAAGATTATCTATAATGACAAAGAAACAAATTATAATGAATTAGATATAACACCATACAATAATAAACATATTAAATTATTTGTATCTAATAAAACAAATGAAGACATGTATAATATGTTTGTTGATAGATTATTTAATAAGATTAATGTACACGAATTAAATGTTATTGAAGACAGTATGGATTTAAATACTACTGTAAGAGATGATATATTAGAACAAGGTGAAGATACTCTTACATTTTTAAGAAATTATATTGACCAAATTGAAACGAATGTAGATAAACATAAGTTAAAAGAATTTGCAAAAGAATTGTATGTAGAAGCAAGTGAATGATAGTATTTAAAAAATTAAGATATAAAAACTTCTTATCAAGTGGTAATGTACCTATTGAGATTGAGTTAAACAAATCACAAACAACATTAATAGTTGGTACTAATGGTAGTGGTAAGTCAACACTATTAGATGCCTTATGTTTTGTATTGTTTAATAAACCATTTAGAATTATTAAGAAAGAACAAATGGTCAATACCATTAATAATGGTGATTGTATAGTAGAAGTAGAGTTTGATGTTGGTACCAATCAATATAAGATTGTTAGAGGTATCAAACCAAATGTATTTGAGATTTATAAGAATGGTAATATCATTAATCAGGATGCCAGCAATGTAGATTATCAAAAGTACCTTGAAGCCAATATAATGAAACTTAATTATCGGTCATTTATTCAGGTGGTCTTATTAGGTTCCTCATCATACGAGCCGTTTATGAAGATGAAACCAAGGTACAGACGAGAAGTTGTTGAAGAAATTTTAGATATTAGAGTTTTTGGCCTAATGGATTTGATTTTGCGTTCCCAACAATCAGACCTTCAAAAAAAGTTGGTGGAGGTGCGTCACCAATGCGACCTGATTAAGACCAAGTATGAAACTGAAGCAAAGTATCTAACTACTCTGGAAACCAAAGGAACAGACAACCAGAAGGTACAGCAGAATAAACTAGAAGAATATAACAAAAAATCAATAGAATTTGAAACAAAATTACAAGAATTGAATGAACAGATAGCCGTATCACAAAATCAACTATCTGGACAAGATAAGACTACAACCAAGTTAAGAGAATTACAAAAGATAGAAACAAAGATTGAAACTAATCTATCATCACACAAGAAAACATTAAGTTTCTTTAAAGATAATGATAATTGTCCTACATGTACACAACCGATTGACACACATTTTAAAGGTGAGAAATGCAAGTCCGAAGAAAACACTATTACGAAGTTAGAAACGGGATTGTCCGACCTGTTAGACGAAATATCAAAGCAAGAAGAAAAGGTAACGGCCTTCTCAAAAATATCAAACAAGATAAATCAAATGAATGTGGAGATTGCAAAGATTAATTCTTCACTTGAAGGCATAACATCACATAGTAAACAGATTGAATTAGAATTAAAACAGGCCTCAGGCAAAGATGAAGATATAGAAAGTATTAAAAAATCACTAGAAGATATGTCAGCTGAACTAGGTCTGGCAGAAAGTCATTTAACAGATGTACAAGAAGAAAAATCATATGTAGATGTATTAAGAGAAATCTTAAATGATAAAGGTGCTAAGGCACAGATTATACGAAAGTATGTACCTATTATGAATACTTTAATCAATAAGTATTTACAACAAATGGATTTCTTTGTATCATTTCATTTAGATGAAGAGTTTAATGAAACAGTAAAAAGTAGATTTAGAGATACCTTTAACTATAACAATTTTAGTGAAGGTGAAAAGATGAGAATTGACCTTGCTTTGTTATTCACATGGCGAGATATTGCTAGAATGAAAAACAGTACCAACACAAACTTACTAATACTTGATGAAATCTTTGACAGTAGTTTAGATAATTCTGGCACAGATGATTTCTTTAAAATCATTAAGAACTTGTCAAAAGAAAATATCTTTATTATATCACACAAAGGCGATATTCTATTTGATAGATTTACAAACATAATCAAGTATGAGAAAGTACAAAACTTTACGAGGTTACAGAATGTCTAAAGAACTAAAACTAATACCGCCTACGGATCCAAGAGTGTTATCTATGATTGCACCTTTTACAGATGAGGCTTTAAAAGACCACGACTTTAAAGATAGAAAAGAATTAACAGATGCTATGTTTATGGCAATGAAAAGATATGGTGGTTTAGGTCTATCGGCCAATCAAGTAGGTTTACCATACAGAATGTTTGTTGCAGGTGGTCATCCACAAATAGAAAATGGTTTATCAATTGCAATGTATAATCCAGAAATTAAATCAGCAAGTGATGAACTAGTAACATTTAAAGAGGGTTGTTTATCCTTTCCTTTTATATTCTTAGATGTAAAACGACCAAAAGAAGTTGTAATGACCTATACAGATACCGAAGGCAAAGAACAAGAGGCACATTTAAAAGGTATGATGGCCAGAGTTTGTTTACATGAATATGACCATATGCAAGGTAGAGTATTTACAGAAATGGTATCTAAATTTAAATTACAAAGAGCCAAAGAAAAAGGTGAAAAGATGATGAAACAAATGAGAAAACGCCAAAATGCCGAGAAAAGCTAAAACATATATCCATGTAAATCAACATGTAATTAGGAGTAATAAGAAAAATGGTACAAATGAACCAGTCATTACAATTAAACAAGGTAAAAAGAATACTTATTGCCACGAAGTCGAAATCAAAGGACCTTCAACTGTCATTTACGGCGGTAATGATAAGCCTCTCCTTTCATGTGGTGCTAGGGTTGTTATTGCTACTACCAGTGAGGTAGAAGTAATCAAATGAAGCTTGACATTTTTTAATCTTTAGAGTATTATTACATTATGAGTTATAGTTGGAAAAAAGGCATGACGATTGACGACCAATGGAATGCATGGTCGGAAGAAAATCCAGTCGATAAAATGCCAGATATTAATACAGATGAATTGAAAGAGGCATTGGTCAAAGACCTGTCTTTCGTATCTGCTATGGATGTGAAAGAGTACACACTCTATCAAAAGTGGTGTGAGGTACATGACAAGTATCCTACTGTAGAAACTAATTCATTTTTTGATGATGGTCCTACTTTAAAAGATGCATCACAAGGTGCATTGTTACAAGAAATTAAAAACAACTTCTGGTTACCAGAAGACCCCGAAGAATACATTGATTTAGAACCTGAACTTATCTATACAGGTGGTGAACAAGAATTAACTTCTATTACTAATGCTGGTCAATCTGCCATTTGGAATGGTATGAGAACTTTCCTTTCTACTATGAAAAACAATAGTAACATTGGTAGAAATCTAAACTTTTTAATTAGAGATAAGAAGACAGGCAAATACCTTGGCGTAACTTGTATGTCTTCAGACTTTTTAGATTTAACTCCACGAGATAATTACATTGGTTGGGAAAGAGAAGCTAAAACTCAACGAATGATTAATCATACTTGCATTGGTAGTACAATTGTACCAATACAAC